GGTGCATTATCTAATAGAACTTTTTTCTATGAAGAGATTACAGTCTCAGGTAGTGTTTTTCCTAAATACTGCGTAGTTCACGACAAACACTTAGTAGTCGCTGGCGCAGCCACAGCACTTAATACAATATACTATAGCGGCACAAGTGACATAAACAGTTTCTCAAGTACTGGGTCAGGCAGTATTACACTAGACGATCAAGTAGTAGGAATAAAAAGTTTTCGTACTGATTTAATTATTTTTTGTAAAAATAGTATTTACAAATTATCTAATATAAATGATGCTGATACTATAGCCGTAACACCTATTACCAAGAACGTAGGTTGCTTAGACGGACACAGTATTCAAGAGATAGGCGGTGATCTATTATTCTTGAGTCCTGATGGTTTTCGTTTAGTTGCAGGTACAGAAAGAATTGGTGACGTAGAGCTAGGCTCTGTTTCAAGGCAGATTCAATCTGTAGTATCTACAGTAGCAAAATCTATAGATAGTTTTTTTGTTAGCAGTGCAGTACTAAGAAGTAAATCTCAATACAGATTTTTCTATAGTGCAGCAACAGGTACTACTGCTACATCTAAAGGTTTAATTGGTACTATAACTCCCAATGGGTTTGAGTGGTCTGAAACTATAGGTATTCAAGCACACGGGTTTGCATCAGGTTTAGATTATTCAAATATAGAACAAATATATCATGGCGACAGCGCCGGGTATGTTTATAACCATAATGTAGGTAATTCTTTTAATCCCGCAGGCGTGAGTACAAATGTAAATGCTAGATATAAAACACCCAATTTAGATTTTGGAGATGCGGGTACGCTCAAGTCTTTACACTACACAAAAATATCTTTTACACCTGAAGGGGCAATAGAGCCTACTTTAAAGATTTCATATGATTTTGATTCTTTGGAAAGGACACAACCTCCTTTATATCCTCTAGATGCAATACCAACTCCAGCAGTATTCTCAGGTGTTGCTTCTCTTTTTGGGAGTGCTGTATTTGGTGCATCAGGTGATCCAATGGTTAGGCAAGCCGTACAGGGCAGCGGACACAATATTGCTTTTAAAATATTCAGTCAGGATACTAAAGCACCTTATTCAATAAACGGTTTCTATATAGACTATAGACCTTCCGGTAGGAGATAGCAATGGCTACAAGTTATGTAAGACAAAGCAGTTTCGCAGATGGCGATACAATTACTGCTGCGTTATTTAATGAAGAATTTAATCGTCTTTTAACTGCATTCTCTTATGCGTCTAGTTCAACTACTGGACACAGACATGATGGTACAACAGGAGAAGGCGGTAATATACACACTATAGGTGATCAAGATTTTTTAAATAAAATATTGACTACAGGTAATACTTGGGAGTTCTATGTAGAAGTTTCTAGTGCCGCTGCAAAACAGATGGTCTTGCAAGACGGAGCATTAGTACCTCACGCGGATAGCGATTTAGATTTAGGAACAAGTAGTAAATATTTTAAAAATGCTTATATAGATAGTATTACAACTACAGGTAATGTCGGAGTAGGTGGAAACCTTACTGTAACAGGAACAACCACATTTAACGGCGGGACAATTACACTAGGTGATGCGGCTGCTGATAATGTAGTTTTTGGAGCAGATGTTAATAGTTCTGTTATACCCAATACAGACGATACTTTTGACTTAGGTTCTGCAAGCCAACAATGGCGTAATGTATATGTTGACGGTACAGTGTTTGCAGATGTTTTAGATTTAGCAGGTACAGCTATTACTTCTACCGCTGCTGAACTTAACATTCTTGATGGTGTTACAAGCACCACAGCAGAACTTAACATTCTTGATGGTGTCACAAGCACCACAGCAGAACTTAATATTTTAGATGGTGTGACATCTACTTTTACAGAACTTAATCTTCTAGACGGCGTTACTAGTACTACAGCAGAACTTAATATTTTAGATGGTGTAACAAGTACCGCAGCAGAACTTAATATTTTAGATGGTGTAACAAGTACCGCAGCAGAACTCAATCTTCTAGATGGTGTTACAAGCACTACAGCAGAACTAAACATACTAGACGGTGTGACTAGTACTACAGCAGAGTTAAACATTTTAGATGGTGTGTCAGCCGTTGTAGGCGAATTAAATGCTTTGGATTTAGGAAGCACCGCCATAGGAACTGCTATTGCTTCTAAAGCAGTTATATTAGATGCTAACAAAGATTATACCGGCGTAAGAAATCTTACTATATCAGGCGATCTTACTATTAGTGGTGACGATCTAGTAATGGCAACAAACACAGCAGGCCATATTTTAGTAGCAGATGGCACTAATTTTAATCCTGTTGCTGTAGGAGATTTAACAGAAATTAGTACTGCTGCGGATGATGATGTTTTGTTAGCAGTTGATACATCTGGAGGCGGTCTTAAAAGAGTTACTAGATCAGCCATTATTGCAGGTACTGGTTCAAGTGGAGATTTAGCTAACGTAGTGGAAGATACTAGTCCTCAGTTGGGCGGTAACTTAGACATGAACGGTCAAGACCTTATTACAACTTCTAATGCTACTATTGATTTGGCTCCGAATGGAACAGGTACAGTTGTAGTTAGAGGAAATACTAACTCAGGCGCAGTAGTATTTAATTGTGAAAGTAATACTCACGGTCAAAAAGTTTATGCACAACCACACTCAGCAAGTGTTACTAACACTTTAATGTTACCAGCAGGAGCTGACTCAACTCTAGTATCTCTTGTATCTACAGACACGTTGACAAATAAAACTTTAACATCTCCTAAAATTAATGAAGATGTAGCGGTTACTTCAACAGCTACCGAACTTAATATTCTTGATGGTGTTACAAGCACTACAGCAGAACTTAACATCCTTGATGGTGTAACAAGTACTGCTGCTGAATTAAATATTCTTGATGGTGTAGCAGCTACAACGGCAGAACTTAATATCCTTGATGGTGTAACTAGTACCGCAGCAGAACTTAACATTCTTGATGGTGTAACATCAACAGCGGCTGAACTTAATATCCTAGATGGTGTTACAAGTACCGCAACAGAACTTAACCTTCTTGATGGGGTTACAAGCACTACAGCAGAACTTAACGCTTTAGACGGAATCACAGCAGTTGTAGGAGAACTAAACGCTCTTGATATTGGCTCAACCGCAGTAGGAACGGCAGTAGCTTCCAAAGCAGTTATTTTAGATTCTAATAAAGACTACACAGGTATACGCAACCTTACTATTTCTGGCGAACTAGATGCGGCTACCTTAGACATTAGTGGAGCAATAGACGTTGCAGGTAATTCTGTTTTAGCTTCTGTTGATGTTACAGGTTTAGCTACAGCCGCTACTTTTGAACCAGACGGTGATACTTCCGCAGGTGATAATGCTGCAATAGGTTATGCTGCTGCTGACGGTCTTGTTCTTACAGGACAAGGTAGTACAGGCGATATAACTATTAGAAACGATGCTGATGCATTGGTTGCTCATGTACCAACAGGTACAACTGGCGTTACTTTTGCAGGTGATGTTATAGTTCCTGATGGTGATTTAATATTAGGCAGTACTGCTGTTACAAGTACGGCTGCTGAGTTAAATATCCTTGATGGAGTTACAGCAACAGCAACAGAATTAAATTTAATAGATGGTGTTACTAGTACTACAGCAGAACTTAATATCCTTGATGGTGTAACGAGTACCGCAGCAGAGCTTAATATCCTTGATGGTGTAACGAGTACCGCAGCAGAACTTAACATCCTTGATGGTGTTACAAGCACAGCAGCAGAACTAAACTTGGTGGATGGAGCAGGTACTCTAAAAGAAGTAGGAAAAGAAACTATTTGGGTTCCGGCAGGAGCAATGTATCCCAACACAACAAATGGAAGCTCTACCCTTACACAGGTGGAGTTATCCAATGGCCCTGAATTAAAATGTCTTGATTTTGCAACAGGGGCAGATGACTTTGCTCAATTTACAGTTGCTTTTCCTAAATCTTGGAACGAAGGAACTGTAACATTTCAAGCTTTTTGGACAGTTACAGGAACAAATACAGGTACGGTTGCTTGGGCATTAGCTGGTGGCAGTATGGCTAATGATGCTTCAATTAATGTTGCTTTTGGAACGGCTGTTGTTGCTACTGCTTTAGCCCACTCTGGAACCTCAAATGATATGATGGTTTCTGTTGAAAGTGGAGCAGTTACTATAGCAAATGCAGCGATTAATACTGTGTCATTTTTTGAAGTTTTTAGAGATGTTTCTGCTGATAACCAATCAGGTGATGCTAGACTTCTAGGTATTAAACTGTTCTTTACTACTGATGCAGCAAATGATGCTTAAAATAAATAGGAATTAATATGACAGGTTTTGGATACAATATAAACGGTTTTGGTTCTTTTACTAGTAGAGGACTTCCTGCTCCGGAGGTTGTTGGCGAAGCTTACCAAGGAGGCTTTTACGCAGGGGATATTTCCACTGCCGAAAATGGTGAAGCTACCCACTACCTTGTTATTGGCCCGCTGTCCACGACGCAGCAGCAAGGCCAATGGAAAAACGACAACGAGGCAACCTCCGGAGCAGCTAGCGCCATTGATGGCCCTCAGAATACAGCCGATATGGTTGCAGACGGCAACTCAACAGTCTACCCCGCCGCGCACTTCTGCAACGACCTGACTATAGGTGGCTTTTCCGACTGGTATATGCCTGCAAATAATGAGCTAGAAGTGTGCTATTATAGTTTTAAACCGACAGCAACAAGCAACAACACTTCATACGGTGCAAACCCTCACGCAGTACCGGCAAGAGCAGGTAACTATAGCACTGGTACTCCAGCACAAACATCGGTGTCAGCATTCCAAACGACAGCAGGTACGCAGTCGTTCAGGGGTGCTAATTACTGGCCTAGCACTGAGTATTCTGACCCGTATGCATACAGAAA